TACTATTAGATATGAAGTGTAGAAAGTGTAACCAAAGTGTAGAAACAGAATGTAATAAAAACAATAACTTACAATCATTTTCTACACTTCTACACTTTCTACACCTATTTTTAAAAAATTTTTATAAACAAAAAATTATGACAGAAACACTATGTAATTGACAAAAAAGGTAAAAAATGGGATTATTTGAGAACTTTTAAGGAGGTCTTCATGGAAACAAGAATTGAAGGACTAAACTCTGATAGAAGAACCCATGTTTCGTGGACCGAGGCGGTTCAGAGAGTGGAAAGAGTTATTGTCGACACGGTTGACGATTTAAATAAAGTGGAAGGTGGCGACATATATGCAGAGGAGTTACTTGCTTGTTGGAGAAAAGTATTGGAAGGTTAAATGTTCACTGCCGTCATAATTGTTTGTTCTTTATACACGGTTCCCAAATGTGTTGAGATTCACGACATCATTCAACCTAAGGGCTATGAGACAGAAAAAGAATGTGGTGCGAGACTTGGGGAAATGATGATTGACATAAGACCAAGACTATATTTTCCACACACAATGAAGATGCAGTGTAGAGAAGTAGGGACAAAAACTTGATGGGCATAGACAGAATAATAAGAAATTTAGAGGAGCAATCTGTTGAGTATGCCGTTGTAGGTGATATAGAAATGGCAAAAAGAACTAGATTATTAGCTTCCAAATATAGAGAAATGAAATATAATGGTCATTTAACTATATTAAAAGAGAACGAGGATTACGAAGATGAATGAAACTTTACCAAGAAACCAGACTGTTTTAGATGAAGAACAGATTACACAACATTGTTCTGCGAGATGTCCAAGGTGCCAGGGCGTTTTAAAAACAGTTGAGATTCATGGGCACACACAATGTATAATATGTAAAGCAGTTGTTGAAGAGTGTTGTCAAGGACAACAAAGATGAAAGAGGATAATGTAATTAATTTTCCTGGAAAATTAAAAAGAACAAATATTTCTTTGGAAAGAGTTTGCGACCTCGCAAAAAAGAGATTAGAACAAGCCGTTATTATGGGTATTAATAAAGAGGGTAAAGTGCAAATGATAAC